ATATCTATAGGGCTATCATCGTCTTGTCCTAGCTCCTCTTCTATAACTTGTCTTAGGTTTTTAGTAGTAGCTCTAGTTAATTCTTTTACTCCTGCCCCACCTATAGTAGTGTTACCGCTTGCAGAAGTAGCTTTTAGCTTAGCTTCAGACATTTCAGCTACATTATTTTTACCTAATTTTTTTCCTAACGTTTTTATTAATTCTTCATCAGTTATGTGCCAATCAGCTACACGACCTTTATTATTTTTTGTGGGCCTCATACCTTGGAAACTACCTAGAGCATTTTCCAAAGGTCTATGTAGCCGTTGAGTAGTACTTTTACCTGAACTACTTTTATCAGTATAAGACTGCACATACCTAGCATATTCAGCTAATAAACCTGGATTAGTTATTTCTGTAGTAAAAGCAATTATTCTAGGTTTAGCCATTATATAATCCTATAAAGATCAAGAACTCTTTTTATATGAATAGGCATATTACTGCTTGAATGGATTGGTGTAGCTGTTTCCCCTTGGAAAGACATACTCGCCATATCAGCCTTTTCTTTGTGTATTATCTTAATCATTTCTAAAGTAGCGTAACGTAAGTCTTGAGGAACATCATCAGTATCCCATCCAGCTACATAAGTGATTTTTATGCCGTTATTATAATTATTAAAGGTTCTTGGTCCTTGCAATGTTAATTCCGCAGTAGTGCATTCTCTGCAAATCTCTCCAGTATCGTTATCGAAGATGTACTGTTGTTCGGTAGCGTGTGAATCTGTTATAGATACGCTACTATTAGCACCATTAAAATGCATTAATAATTTCGTATCATTATCCGGTACATAAGGGTAGTCTACTACAGTATAAGCTGCATCGTAAATAGAAGAATGAGTAATTCTCACTTCATCCATATTGCCGGTAAAGTACTCTTCTGAACTAGTAATAGAACTTCTTCCGAACTCTAAAGGTCCTGACAAATCAGGCAAAGTATTTGCGTGAGTCTCTGTAGCTAGCTGTACTCCGTCTCTATATAAAGTAAAAGCGTTTACATTTCTAACTATTGAGAAGTTAGTAAAGGTATTAGCAGTATATCCAGTGGTAGCTGCATGATTTATATTAGCTACTTCTGTACCGGCACGTAGTGCGGTAAAGGTTAATCCTAGAGAACTATCATATAATAGTTTCCAATAATTATTAGCATCTTCAACTTGTGAAATTAGTGTTTGGTTAGTGCTATATGATTCTGTTCTAAAGTTTCCCTCAATAGTAAAATCATCATCATCTAAGTACCAATCATCGCTGTTAGCAAGACTTAGATAGTCACTTTGGGTGCTCCCATCCATATAGACGGAAGACTTGCCAAACTTTTTATGTCTTGTTCGTAGGTGTGTGTTACCTTTAACTTCAATTTGGTGTATAAGCTGGTCTTGGTTAACTAAACTACCTATAGAAGTAGGTGGGTTTAGCTCTGTATAGTTGCTGCCATCGTACTCAGCTACAGAATATACATTATTTAACGGAAGACGTGGAACAAATAATGCACTTGTTCCACCGTCAAACGTTTCCGTGTAAGTATTGGATAGTACTTCATAGCCAATAAAATGCTCAACTATACTACATCCATAAGATATAGTATTAGACAGTTTAGCGTCTTCAGTATTACTATTTACCGATAAAAATTCTTTAGCTGTATCTAATGATATAAAAGGGTATTTACCATAATTGGCCATGTTAATTATCTATCCTTATTTAGTTACTGCTGCCTTAGCGGGCTTAGTAACTGCTTTAGCGACTTTTGCGTCTGCTGCTTTTTGTGCTTCCCATGCTGCTACGAAAACAGGAATCTCACCCATGCCGTAACCGTGACGTTCTGCCCATTTTGCAACTTCTTCTTCTGTCTTTAAATGTCTAACTTGTAAAACTTCGACTTCAATCATATTATTTCTCCTTATATGAATTAAAAATAAAGGGGACTGACGATAAGCCAGCCCCCTCATTAACTTTAGGTTAAATCACAGGGTTACCTGTTTGATTAACCAGCCTCAACTGCTGCTGCATATGCAAAGTTAGTTGCGTCTAATGCTGCGTTACTGTTTGAGCTTAATGCCTTGAAATCAAAGCGTGTGCTCATGTATAGTGCAGTAACCTGTTGACGTGGTTCGTACTCAGACTCAACTTCCATCGCACGGCGTTCACCGATGACGAAACCTGGACGATATACAAGAGTACCAAGTTGGTTATCCTGTGTACCTACGTTGTCTAAGAACTCGGTAATCATAAGTGGAATACCGTAGATTGCGCCAACTGCACCTGTTAGATAAGTAGCCTGTGGACCAAACTTATCGACGGTACGGAAGTCACTAAAGCTAACTAGCTCATTGTATCCTTCAATTGTGGTTAAGTATACTAGTTGACTACCTAGTTGTAGGCCATACTTACCCATCTTTGCGCGTGCACCTGCGATGTCTACTGGTGTTGCCTTTGTTGTTGAACCTGCGGTGTCTTCAACTAGAGCTGGAATGTCGCTTGCAAGAGTTGTTACACCCTTGAATACTGCTGCATAACCTGCTCCGTCAACGATACCGTTGGTTGGAGATGCGTTGAATCCTGATAGAGATCCATCACCACGTAAGATTGCCTTGTCAATTGCACGAGCCATACGGCGGGTTGCTGCTTGACGCAGGTAACCGATTAGAGGTAGAACTGTGTCCTCCTCCTCATCCTTTGCAAGATGGGTGGTTGCCATGAACTTATGTGGTGTAAGCTCTACTGAACCAATGGTGTGTTGGTTGGTAGTAGGAACTCGTGTTGTGTCAGCGATACCAGTAGAATATGTTCCACTTGCAAACTGAGCAACGTCACCGTCTGTATCCTCTAGACCAACTGGGATACGGAAGTTCTTGGTATCAACTGGGATGCGCTCGAACATAGGAGCGATAACTAGCTCCTGTTGCATTTCTTCGTATACGTTGGTTGAGAAGTTGGATAGGAATGCGTCAACAGTAGTAACTGCCTTCATTCGTGCACCAAACTTGGTGTCATAAGGTGAGGCATTTTGTAATGCTTTCTGTAGTAGATAAGCGTTAGCCATGTCTTGCTCACTGAAAGGATTAACCTGTTTTGAGGCGCTGTCCTGATAGTGCATCTTATTCTCTGTATGTTGAGCGATTTGCTCACGATACTCAGCTGAAACTGACTTTAACTCGTCAATCTGTGCTTGTAGCTGTTTAGCTACTGACTCAGGTGTTTCTGAATCAACTACAGCTTCTGCTACGATAGCTTCACCAGTCTTTGCAACTAGTTCTGCTACGCGAGGCTCGCTTACGACAGCTGCGGGCTTAACGGCTTCGGCTGTTGGGGTCTCGGTTACTCCTGTATTTTTGGTGGCGCCAGTGTTAATAACTACTGGTGCGTCTACTTGTTGTTCTGCCATCTCTTGTTTCTCCTCTGAGATATTAGTATAACCATATAATTCTAACGCTAACTTTGTATTGTCGCTAGAACCTTCTGCATCGAAAGTTTTAAGTGCAGAGATCATATCTGTATATATTTTTGCTAAATTATAGTTAGCGTCAGTCCAATCAGAAGATTGAGTTGACACTAAATTAATTGTTTTATTTAGTGTGTTTTGATAGCTAGGGCTATCACTTACTTTACTTTTTAAGTTAAAGAGGTCTAATTCAGTAGCAGTGACTGCTTCCTCAAAACTCTTCTTAATAGTTTCGCGCTGTGAGTCGCTTAAAGTGTTTAACTCAGTTCTGATTACGTGTAAATCGTACTCAGTACCTAAATCCCACTCATTTACGATAGCGATTTCTTCAACGTTAATTGATAATTCATTATCTAAGTTTTTGCCTACAACGTCAATTTCTAAAAGTTGAAAGTTGGGGTTTTGGACTTCAGGTCCTGACTTAACTTGCCATCTTTTATTATCTAAGTAAATAGTGCTACCTTCTTTAATCTTTGAAACTTCAAAGGCTAATAGGTTATAGAATGGAATAGGTTGTTCATATGTTTCAACAACTTCTTCCTCAGAATCATCTTCTGTTTCCACAGATTTTACTTCCGCGACTTCTTCTGTCACAGTTACTTCTTCAGATGCTACTTGAGCAGTTTTTTCTTCTAAGCCCATGTCGGTACTCTCCTCTGTATCATCAAGGGAAAAGATAGTAACTTCTTCAAAAGAATCTTCACTAGCTTTATTAACTTCGCCAGTCATTTCAATTGAATGCGTATGAGTATGGTTATCGCCATCGACGATTTCCCAATTCTTTACCTGATGAGTATGGTTCTCACTACCACTATGAGAAGTATAAGTGGTAACACCGTTACCGTCTTTATCTACTTCTAATGTGTGATAATGATCGTCATAAAAATTAGTAATTCCTGCTGAAATTACTGCATCTTTATTCTTTTTATTATCCAAGAATTCCTGTTTAAACTTATTGTAGTCTTCATCAGACTCTAAAGCTTTACGGACACTGAATAAACTATCTTGATTGCAAGGAACGGAAACAATACTAATCTCATGTAACTCTACATCAGTAATAGTAACGGCACCACTCTTTCTGTCCTGTTCTGCATCTTTGATAACAAAACCTACTGAGAAAGACTTAAGTGCCCCATCCTTGATTAGTGTATGTACTTTATATAAATCTTCGGCAGCGCTACTAATCTTGGCTCTAACAAATAGGCCTTTCTTAGTTACCCTTAATTCAACTGCACGACCGATTGATTGCGCATGATTATGTTGAAGTAATACAATAGGATTATTCCTGTAATTATCAACGCCTTTAGCCCAAGCCTCAGCTTGGATGATATCGCCTGAACGATCTTTAGTTACCGTATTAGCATACCCTTCAATATATAAAGATTTGTCTTTTGTGCCTACCTGCTTAGTCTCAAAATTAGAGCTATGCAAATGGATAATCATATCTTTATCTTTAGTCATATAATTTTCTTCCTTTTAGTCTGTAGTTTCTTCGCCAGTAGGTCTGCCACCTGTATTAGGTCTAGTAGCACTACCGGTAATATTTTGAGGAATTCTAATCTCATCCATTTTTGCATCTTCGCTCTGGGGGAATCCAAGACCTAGACGTGACTCGTTTGGAGTAATAATTCCTGAATTAACTAAAGAAGCATGATAGCTTGCTTGAGTTTTTAAATCTGGTTGTAAAGCCGCGACTGACTTTTGATCGGGTGTTATCTGCATTGGGCCTCTATCACTAGTAAAAAAGTGAGAGAACGCACTAGAAAACATTTCTAATAAAGGTACAACTGTATGAGCATAAAATAGCTTTTGGTTTGCATCAATATTAGCATTGTTGCCTGATTTTAATAACACATAAGGAACACCTAATGCTTTAGACATATCCTGTTGTACTCTTTCTACGCTATTCTCGAAATCTAATTCTGAGAAACTAACATTAGAAAACTTATCAATCTTTAGTCCGCCGTCTAAAATAGCTGGATTTCTAGCACCATTAAATAATGTAGAATAAGTCATACGCCACTGTTCTAAAATTCTGTCCTTAATCTTAGGACTTAATACGTTATCTGTTTGTAGTACAATTCCGGGAACTGCATTATTTTTAAAAAATTGACGTTGAAACTTAGTTAAGTAGTAGTATAATTCGAATAATTGCTCCATAGAGTGTAACCGACTTTGTCCTCTATAAATACTTGTAGAGTTATCAGCTCTAATATGTATAATCTCTTTTGGGGTAAAATCTATAACATCGTTATTTTTTTTATCGGTTTTACCGAAATTAAATAAGTCTGAACCACCAGCTACTACAGTAAATTTATACCCTTTTATATAAGTACGTTCATCAGGTATAATTTCTACATTATTAGCAGGTAGTATATAAATTTCTGATCCATCATAGTAAAAGAATACATTACCATCTAAGTAAAAGTCTAGGAAGGCTCTTCTAAAGAATTTAACTCTATCTTCGTATGCGTTAGGTTTAGAGTTAAGAAGCTTATCTACTTTATCTAATGCACCTGCGCCCTGAACCTTAAAAGGAATAGATACAGCGGCATTAATAATCAAGTCAATAGACCTATTAATGATTTCTATATCATCATAAGCAGTTTGATAATTGATTATATCTTCAGCAGAACTATTGGCTTCACTACTAGCTATGGCAGCTTGAGCTGGGTTTAGCTTAGTAATAGTAATGCCCGGTGTTTGCCTAGTTCCTGGTATCCAATCTTTAATTGCCACTTATATTTCCCTCTTTATTAAATTTTATACTCTAATCTATCAAATAAGGACTGCATTGACCAATTTTAAATCCTTAACTTTAATCAAAACGTAATAAATTACTAGTTATACTTGTGCATAAATTGATTTATTACGTCCCAGCGTAACTTGTAATGGTCTTTAGAAGTATTTAACCCAACCCCGTGTGTGGGTAGGCTCAGTACTTTTGTAGTTATCGTTTTATGTAAAACCTTATATTTATGACTAAGTGCTAAAGACACAATTAAGTCGTCACCTCGTTTAGGCAGTCCCCAAGGAAGTAGGTACTGATCTGCAATAGAGCGTAATGCTTCTGTATCTACTATGGAACAAGCCCCAACAACTAAGTCAACGGAACTCTCTGTGCACCATACATCATCTAAGTCTTCGTATTTATTAGCAGATGCAACATTATTTTTTCCGTAAATACCTACTAGATAAGAATTTTCCGCCTCTTTACGTAAATCTTTAATACATTGGAGGGAAGGAAGTATATCATCATCTAGTATAATAGTGTATTTTCGACCGAATTGTAATGCTTTATACCACCTATCCATGCAGTACTTATTTTCATCATTATTAAGTACTAGTGCATTTACTAAGTTATTAATCTTAACCTTTGGATTGTTATTAACTACTATTATAGGTAATATGTTAGATAGCGCAGATGCTATATGGAATACATTCTCAGGTCTTTCGTAATTAAGTATTACTAAGTTAGTGTCATTAAGCAGCATGGTACGAGCCGTAAACACTTATAGTTTGTCTCATATAAGTATAGATTCCGTAGCGTATAGCGTCTGATCCATGAGAAAACTCATCATGAATAGGCTTTTGTGTTTCTATACTTGCTTTCCATTTATAGTTAGCTACTGACTTAAAGCTATGTTGTGCCTTATCTTCGTCAAAATATAATCTTTCGTTGTCTATTAAGCTGCCTA